CCAGTGTTCGATAACTCCGAGGTCAATTGGCGTTCCATCGATTCCAGTGACTGGAGCTTGTGGCGTATCGAAGACAGGTAATCCATAAGTATCAATGTATCCTTCGTAGGACCATTCCATAGGGATGAATAAACTATAGAGTCCCGAGCTTGTTTGACCATTCTTATTTCTTCTCTCAACGCTTGAATCATAAAATAATTTTTTAAAATTGTTTCCACCTTTGTCTAAAGCATTTGATGTACTTCCCATCATACACTTTCCAATAACTCTACTACCTAATCTTAATGTAGTTTTTGTAACTCTCCAGTTATTTAATATGTTGTCAGGACGCTCCCATTTACCACTTTCATCGTGAGCTAGTAGTTTTAACTTTTCACCATCGTAAGAGTTGTCACCTGTATTTTTCCAATCTATAGTAGTATCAAGACCTACTATATCTTTAAGTTGTTCGTTAGTATCTAGTTTTCTTCTAGTTAGTTTAGAAGCTGGTACCCTGTAGGCGAGTTCTGTCTTAGGACGATCCATACCATCCTGGATCGGCTTGAAAAAAAATGGATAGTTAAGAGATATGGGTACGACTTTATCCGTAAACATTTTCTTGGCATCAGCCCCAGTCTTTGATAAGATACCAAATCTTGAATCTGAAGACATTGTCGCTTGGTTAACGAGCTCTGCTGAAGCCATGAACGAAAACCCAGATCGTCTGTTTTTAAGATAACACATCCCATAACATCTGCTATCTGCTTTACATGCTTCCCAGAAGTAGAAAAATAACTTATTCGATTCCCTGTAGTCGGCAGCTCCCACGTCAATTTTTGACCACTGTAAGTACATGTAATGAGTGCCAGTGATATAATTAGGAACACCTTTATTATAATAGAAGTAACCGTTTTCTCTACGCTCAAATTCTTTGTCAATGTAGTCATACCATTCTTCTTTAAACTCTGTTGGATATTGTTCCCAGTCAAATACACTTTTTATTCTTTTTAATTCTTTTGGGTATTCGTGTCTTTCCCAGTATTGTTCCTTTTTATCTTCGCTTCGTTTAAAGCATTCAGAGACTGCTGGTATAGCAATCTTGAGATTTTGAATTTCGTATATCTCTCCAATAGTTCCGTCTCTACTGATTATAACTATATCGTATTCTTTATTATATCCATACTCCCATTTTTTATACCTATTATTTTTTTTAAGTATTTTAGGGTTAATATAATCTTTTAATACTGTATATAATGTTTGTTCGTACATTACTTACTTCTCCCTTCTGCAAAACCTTTAAAAGCTTTTTCTTCTTTTTTTTCTTCCTTAGGTTTATCCTCTAACATTTCTTTTTCATTTTCAATACGTGTTAATATTTCAAACGCGTCGAAAATAGCTAATTTCTTTGTTGCTGCTGCATTCTTTAATCTATCAGCAGATATATCATCTTCTGAATCTACAATAGGTTCTCTAGCGATCTTAATTAATTCCTCAACTGCTTTGTGCCCAGCTTGGATTATATTTAACTTTATCTTCTTCGTAGTCATGCATTAATGCTATATCATTTGATTTCATACAATATAAACGTTCATCACCGACTATAAACTCAAATTCAGAGTTGGGTGTAAACGTTATTAAGGTTCCAGGAGTGATTCCTAGCGCTTCTAAGGACTTATTACTATATTTGATTATACCAAGAAGTGGTTCTTCTTTTAATGTACTAAACTCATCCAGAGATGCAACAGGATGGACAAAGCAATAGTTTAAGTTGCATATCCATTTGTCGTTTTGGTTATAAAGGTATATTTGTTCTATATCACAAAAGAATAAATCATCTTTAAAAAATGATGCAGAGTTCTTTTCTCTACCTTTCATATCATAAAACCTACGAAACACATTATGGTGAATGATTACTTCATCACCTACTTTAATGTCGGTTTTATAAGCTTTAGGTAAAGCTATAACAATTGCCTTTTTACTAACAGACTCAAATGTTTCAATACGAGTATTAGTTATAAGGCTTTTGTCACCTACTTTTTTTTCATTATCATAACGTTCGCCTTTTGGCTTTATGATAAATCTGTATAAGCTTTCCATTAGTACTGTAAATCATACTCAACAGAGATTGCCATATTAGAATTAAATTTTTTCCAAGGCAATACTTCGTCTTCTTTAGTTATGAATATATTGTAAGAATTATCTTTTTCTTCAAACAGTATATTTGAAATGCTATGACCTCCGTAAACCGACTGGCCTACGGAGTAATGCATAGCTTCATTTTTATAATCTGCTCCAATACTTATTTTACGAATAACATTAGACATGGCCAACAGCTACTTCTTCTTCTTGTTTTATTTCAGTGTAAGTACCATCTTCTAAATTGATATTTACAGCTCCATATTCTTCTTCAAGCTCTTTTTTAAATTCTTCAATACCTTCATTTACTCCTGCTAACTCATGAAGTAATCCATGTTTATTAGCTTCTAAGTAACCTACTTCATTTAAGATTTTAGTAACTGCTGCTTGTTGTTCTTGTATTTTCTTTAATTGGTCTTCTTTGATTTTCATTTAATTTAATTTAATTTAATTTACTTACTCTGTAGGTGGACTTGGATCCGACCATTCTGGAGTTGCCATAAGTGCTAATACTGCCGCATGATCCATAGTACTTACCGGTACTAAAGAACCATTAGTAATAAAACTAGGTTCAACCTGGTAAGATAATAAACCTTGAGTATTAGCTAAATTTCTTCTCATTGTTTGAGCAGAACTTTGATTTACTTGACTGAATAAAATAGCGTTTGTATCAGTTAAGTTTATTACTGCATAAGTTGTTGCCATTGTTTAATTATTATTTAGTATCTTGTTGTTATTTATATATTTACTTATTTAAAATCTTTTTTACTCTGGAGGAGGTAGAGGAGGAACAGGTTTTGGAATATAATCTATTAATGGTAATGTTTTTACCCAATCAAACTCAGTATTAACACAAAAATCTATTTCTTGTGTAGATATTATCCAATTATCACTATCATCCTGAATAGGGTTAAAATAACTATCTGGAGCGTATAGTTGTCCAACTAATTTGTCTTTTTGTTCTTCTGTTAATAATCCTACTTTCATCATACTTGTCTACCTAAAGTTGTGTTAAACGCTTGTACAGCATTGTATAAATTTAAATTTTGAGTTGCGTCTAAAGAACCATCATAAATAAATGCAAAGGCAGTTTCTTTATTACCATAATAACCACCACCACCAAAACGGCCTACTTGCATACTAACAGTTGCCATAGTAGCTCCAGTTGTATAACTTCCACTATGAAATGAAGATCCATTTCTATAAGCTTGTACACTACCTCCACCACTAGCCGCAGATCTATTACCTACAAAAAAGCCATCTGTATGATCGTTAACAGGTGTTCTATAGTTTGCTTGATTTACTGCATAATAAAAATTATTTAAATATCTAATAAGCATCCCAGTAATCGTACCAGCTTGATAAACACCCATATCGTAATATGCACCTGAAACATCTGATGTATCTCTTGAATAATATCCAAACGCTATTGCGGCGTTACTACTAAATTCATCATTAGGTATAAAGTGTGTATCCGCTCCAGCATTCGTCCCATTAGGTGTAGCACCCGTAGTTGAATGAGTCCAACCTCCAGCAAAAGTTAATCTAAATGCAGCATCGGTATCTTGTGGATCTTTTAAGTTATACATATGAGTTGTTGCAGTTCCACCAACCATTGGATATATAGCTTTCATATTAGTCCAAAGATTATCATTTTGTAATGAACTAACTAATGTTTTAATTGCTAATTGTTGTGTTGCGTCAGTTATTCCAGCAGCATTAATAAAAGCTTTAGCATCAGCATCATACTCTATTCTATCTATAGCTGTCATGTTAATTGAAAAAGCATTACTAGTAGAATTAGGTGCATCACCTTTTAAGTTTGCAGGAATATCCATACTTGTTGCTACTCCATTTGCTGTAGAACCTGGACCATCACCTACTAATTCAGTTCCACCCATACCCGTGCTAGTTCCATTATTACCACCACTACCTAAATCTGGGCATATCCAATTACTTCCATCATAATAACTATCGCCTGCTAAACTCCACCAATTAATGGGAGATAAGCTAGAAATACTATTTGGAACACCACCGTTGTAAATTGTAATTATTTGATCTTCACTTAATGCTGTGTTGAAGACTGAAACATTTGAAATTTTACCTTCTATTGGATTAACTAAAGCTGAATTTTTATATAAAGCTCCAATAGTTAATAAATCTAAACCTGACAAATCATTTAACCATTCAGTACCAGCTCCTGATTGCGTAGGCTTGGCTCCATCAACATAAACTTCACAAGCAGTACCATTTTGTGTTAAACATACATGTTGCCAAGTGTTTAATACAATTGGATTCCCTGTTGTTTGAAGTCGCCATAAATTGGGCGTAGTAGTTTCTCTTAGTATGATATCTAAGTTTTCTGAACTATCTATTCCAATAGTTAAAAAAGTGTCAGCATTAGTATCTGAAACACTGAAAGCATATCTTGTACTTGAATCACCTGCAAAATTTATCCAAAACGAAATTGACCCTTGTGTATTAGTTGCAATATTAGAAACGTCAGAAACACTTATATAATCTGCTGCTCCGTCGAAAGTCATACTATAACTACTATACGGAATACTACGAGTTAAATCAGATGTTACTAAACTTGCTGTAGTCATACTATCGCTAAGACCGTTTAATGTTGAAACAAAAGAATCTACTTGTGTTACACTGCCTGTAATTGTTCCATTATTACTACCTACACTATCTTGTATTCCAGTAGTAATATTATCTAACTTCCACCACCCGGTAGGAGAATTAGAAATACTTACTTCAGGTGTACCGTTATTATAAATAGTTTCTACTTGTGCTGATGATAAAGAAGAATTAAATACTGAAACATTACTTAGTTTTCCATCAAAAGCAAAGCCACCAGACTGTCTTGATCCAATATAATTAAGATAAGTATTTACAGCTGTTCCGTAACCTGTTTGAGTTCCTAGTGATTGACCGTCTTGAAAAACTTCAACGCTATCTCCTGTTCTTACAATAGTTATATTGTACCATCTTTCCTTTACCATAGAATTAGGAGTAAAAGACTTAAGAACTCCAGCAATATTAACGTTAATAAGGTTATTGTTAATGTATAAAGGATATTCTGCATCATATCCTAAAACAATATCGTTTACAAGACCAAAAGTTTGGTCGGTATTAAGCCATACAGAAATAGTTGAATTTATTCCTAAATCAGCAGCTGACGCTAACCCTATACGTTGAGTTGCTCCAGGAAAATCTAAAGCAGTTGTGTAATTAGCTGTAGAATTTCCTATAATCCAATTAGTTCCATCCCAAGTGCTAGTATCAACATTTAGTTTATACCAAGCTGTAGGAGTTGTTGTGTATGTAGATTGAGGAACACCATTATTATAAATATTAACTATATTAGTAGATTGATCAGAGCTCCATATAACTATATTAGATAAGTCACCTATAAAATCCCAAGTTGCACTACTACCACTCATCACCATAGGTATTGCAGAATTTGCTAATGCAGTGCTTGATGCTGTTCCTTGAGCTACTGAGGTTCCATCAACATATATTTGAACTTTATTTGTTCCTGTTGTTCCATCCCATGTTGCTAAAATGTGATGCCAATTTCCATCATTAATAGTTCCACCATTAATATCAGCAATAGCACTACCACCGGAATCTCGCAGTATAAAACGTGCTGCTGCGTTCCACCTTATTACTTGCCAATTTCTTGTAGTTCCTCCGGTAGGAGCTTCATCACTTGAAAATATATTACCATAAGTACCTGCATCAGTTGTTTTTACCCAAGCTGAAACACTAAAAGCACTTGACACACTAATATGAGGAATAGAAACATAATCAGCTGTATCAAAATCAAAAACAGTTGCACTTGGTACTGATTCGTTTGGAACTGTTAACGTCGTTGAACTGCCAGTTGATCCCTCACCTAAAGGATAATAAGCTATTGGTAGTGGTGTTAAAGCCATAGGGTTTACT